ACACAAGCTCAGACAGAAGCTGTAGATAATAATTTAATGCGCCAAAGTGATTCTAGAATGCCAATCTTTATGGAACGGAAGTCTAGTGTGACCTTTGGTAAAGGTTCTCAATAATTTAGGAGATTTACATGGCTTATCCTACAGTTTCGGCCCCTTACGGTCTAAAGCCTGTTAACCTCATTGGTGGACGTGTATTTGCGGGTTCTACTCGTATGTTCCCAATCGTTAATGGCTATAACACCAGCCTATACAACGGTGACGTTGTTCAGCTGGGTACTGGCGCCAATATTGGTGCTTTAGTTGCCTCTACTCTTACATACAACGCTTCTAGCGCTGTTGCAGGTACTATTGGCGTGTTTGTTGGTTGCGAGTATTCAACTACTGGCGGTCCAATTTACGGCAAAAACCGTTATCAGTTCTGGCAGTCTTCAACAACTGCTCCTGATGCACAAGGTTATGTTGTAGATGATCCTCAAGCTGTTTTCCAAGCTGCAGTTGTTGTAAGCCCAGCTGGTACTGGTGGTTCTACTACTATTCAGTACATTAACCCAGCTTTCATCGGTTCTAATGCTTATTACATTGGTGCTGCTGCTGGTAACACTGGCTCTACTACAACAGGTGACTCACAAGCAGGTATTGCAGTTTCTGCAACTGCTACTGTAAGCACACCTATCACTACTTCTGCTGCTTTCCGTATCGTTGGTATGGTTCCTGCTTCAGCTGTTACTGTGACAAATAATGCTACATCTTCTAGCACTACTATCACTTTATCTGCTGCAAACAGTGCAATCCTTCCTGGTATGGCAGTAAATGGCCCTGGTATTAACCAAGGTTCAAATACTTATGTAACAGCAGTATCTGGCACTACTGTAACTATCAACACAGCAGTTTCTACTGCTCAGTCGACAGCTGCACAGTTTTCTTTCACTGGCTACCCAGAAGCATTAGTAACATGGAACGCAGGTTACCATGGTTACAACAATGCAAATGGCGTTTAATTAAGGAGCTTTTAAATGGCTATTTCACGCGCACAACTACTGAAAGAGTTGCTCCCTGGATTGAACGCATTGTTCGGTTTAGAGTATGCTCGCTACGGTGAAGAACACAAAGAGATCTATGAAACAGAGACTTCTGAGCGTTCTTTTGAAGAAGAAACAAAACTGTCAGGCTTCTCAGCTGCACCAGTCAAAAACGAAGGCCAAGCCATCGCGTATGACAATGCACAAGAAGCATGGACAGCTCGCTACAACCACGAAACTATCGCCCTTGGCTTTAGCTTGACTGAAGAGGCAATTGAGGACAACCTCTACGACTCTTTATCTGCTCGCTACACCAAAGGTCTAGCTCGTGCTATGGCTTATACCAAACAGGTAAAAGCGGCTGCAGTTTTGAATAACGGCTTTAATAGTCAAGTTACCTACGGTGACGGACAGCCTTTGTTCTCTACAGCACATCCGTTGATTTCTGGTGGTACTAACGCCAACACTCCATCTACCCCTGCTGACTTGAACGAAACTGCGTTGGAAAACGCTGTTATTCAGATTGCAGCTTGGACTGATGAACGTGGTCTGTTGATCGCTGCTCGTCCTAAGAAACTTGTAGTTCCACCAGCATTGCAATTCGTTGCTACCCGTTTGCTCGACACAGAACTCCGTGTTGGTACAAACAACAACGATATCAACGCTATTAAGAACAACGGTTCTGTTCCAGAAGGTTACACAATTAACCACTTCTTGACCGCAACCAATGCATGGTTCTTGACAACTGATGTACCAAACGGTTTGAAACACTTTGTTCGTATTCCATTGCAAAACAGCATGGACGGTGACTTTGACACTGGTAACGTACGTTACAAATCCCGTGAGCGTTACAGCTTCGGCGTTTCTGATCCATTAGGTGTATACGGTTCATACTAAGTAGTGCGGAGGGGGCATAAAAAACCCCCTCTTTTTCTTTTATTTGTTGTATGATTTAAATACTGGGTGATTACTCATAACACCACTGCCCCAGCAGACGATGCAAAGATCCGTTATGAGTACTTTTGCATAAGGAGTCCATTATGGGACGTAGTACATTTGATGGTCCGATTTTATCGGGTGATAATCGTTTTGGTCCACAACGTGACGTTGGTCCAGTCTTATTGGCTCAACAAGCCTTTTTAGATTTTTCTGTAACTTCCGCAGGTCAAGCTGGTTATGGTGGCGGTTCTGGTGTATTTGTTACTTCTGACAATATTCCTAACCAAGCAGCAACTATTTGGAACCCACAGTCTGGTGTTTATAGCACTAGTGGTCCTACTGTTGCTACTGCTCCTACAGCAGATGCTTCTGGAACTATTTATCGTGGCGTATCATTTTTGGTTCCACAAGGTTCAAACATTACTGATGTAATCATTGATGTTGGAGTATTGCCAACTGACGGAGCAGTAACTGCTAACTCTATTCAACCATATGTTTCTAACAAATTTGCTACCGCTACAGGCGTGTATGCAACGATGGCTGCTATTACTTCAGCAACTCGTGGCACTGCAACATTTGTAGGTACACAGTTAGATTACGCTTATGGCACATTACAAGACGTTCAAAATATTCAACCTGGTCAACAGCCTACATGGTTTAGCCAGATTGTTGTGACATTGAAGATTACTAATACCAGCTTGACCGCTCCTACATCTGGTCAAATTGCTGTTACATTGAAATATGCACAACAAGATATGAACATTGGTAATGCGACAACTTACCCATATGGTAACTTTGACTAATTAATCCTCTTGGGGGGCTAAACACCCCCCTTTTTTAAAACTTAGGAGATTAATATGGCACAAAGCCCCAATGGAATACCAAGCACCAATAACTCGGTGCAGTCAATTACTCGTCAAGCAAAAACAGAACCATTTGATTTACAAGTATCTCGTGGTCAAATAACTGGTCACCAAACATTAAATATTTTTGGGTACCAGGCTGCTGTAGGAAATACTTCTATTCCTGTCTGGGAAAACGCAACAACTTATACATACCCTACGTCTGCTAGTACTTTAACTGTAGCAAGCAGCTCCACATCTGATGTATCGCCTGCTGCTGTATTAATTAGCGGTCTGGATGCAAACTTCAATCCAATTTCTGAAATTGTTGTTTTAAATGGCACATCAAATGTTACAACAAGCAATAGTTATTTCAGGGTTAACAGTTTACTGATGACTGGCGTTGCTTCTGGTCAAACCTCTAATGCTGGCACTATTACAGCTAAACAATCCAGCAATATTTTGGCTCAAATTAATGCTGGTATTGGTAAGTCTCAAAGCACTATTTATACAGTTCCAGCTGGATATTCATTTTATTTAGACCTGGCTGAAGTTAATACATCAAATAGTTATACATCTTCAAACATTGTTACTTACAAAGTCCAAGCAAAAAACAATAACACTGGAGTAACTTTAACAGTTCTCCAACAACCATTTGTTTCTATTTACACAGCCAACAGAGCATTTGATCCATTTATTTACACAGAAAAAACAGATATTCAATGGCAATTGGTTACTAGCACAGCAACAACCATTGCAGCTGGAGTGATTATTGCTGGTAAGTTAATTTCTAACGGTAGCTAAAATGGCAACTAAGAAAAAAGGCCCCTCTCTTGCAGTTGGAAGAGGCGAGAAACTCCCAGTTTCTAAAGGGGCTGGGCTTACTGCCAAAGGTCGTGCTAAATATAATGCAGCTACTGGCAGCAATTTAAAAGCTCCACAACCTGAAGGTGGTGCCCGTAAGCGTTCTTTTTGTGCTCGTATGTCTGGCATGCCAGGACCGATGAAAGATGAGAATGGTAAACCAACTCGTAAAGCAGCTTCTTTAAAGAGATGGAAATGCTAAATGTCAGTATTCGAGATATTAACTTTGGTTTCGTACCTATTGGGTGGTATTGTGGCTTTTATCGTCAAAGATAAATCTGACGAACTTAAACGTCAGGGTATTCTTTTAAATAAAACTCGTGAGGAATTAGCTCGTGAATACATTACTAAAATTGAAGTGCGTACAGATATGGAACGGATTATTAACCGTTTTGACAGGATTGAAGAAAAGCTTGACCGATTTATTGAAGGGCACAAATAATGCCAAGTAAATCAAAAAAACAGCATAATCTGATGGAGATGGTAGCTCATAACCCTAAGATGGCTAAAAAAGTCGGTATCCCTCAATCAGTAGGTAAAGAGTTTGTAACTGCCGATAAAGGCAAAAAATTTAAGAAAGGTGGTACAGCATGGAAACCAAAAAAATAGCAATGAAAGAAACAATGGGTAGTCAGACTATGGGCAAAGTTAAAACTGGCGCTCCTAGCATTGATGGTATTGCAGAACGTGGCAAGACCAAAACTAAATACCCAAAGATGGCTGGTAACACTATTGGCAATGGTCCTTTGGTTCATTGTAAATAATCATGACTCCAGAACAGCAAAAGAAGTACTATGCTGATAATGCAGCAAAAGGTAAAGCTGCTGAAGCTAAACAAGACTACGAAGTCTTTGGATCTCGTGGTGACGCCGCTCGTAAGGGCATGGAAGAAGGTCGTATGGATCAAATGGGCAATGCCTATAAGAAAGGTGGAAAAGCTATGGAACACAAACACAACGTTGAGCACGTAAAACAACACGCTGCTGGTCACATGCACGAACAAGAAAAAGTAGCTAAGCATTATGGTAGCGAAGGTCATAAGATGCATCATGACCATGTAAAAGCTATGTGCGGTGGTGGCATGTCTAAAGGCAAACAAAAGTGATGGCGAGCCGAGGTATGGGCGCAGTTGCGCCTTCAAAAATGCCTAAAGCTAAAACGATTGTCCGCAAAGACAATCCTGATGATGTCACTATGTATAAAAAAGGTGGCGAAGTCTGGGACAAACCCCGTCCAAAAGGGCTTGGCAAACCTAAAAAAATGTCAGCAGCTAAAAAGTCTAGCGCTAAAGCTATGGCTAAAGCAGCTGGCAGACCGTACCCCAATCTAGTTGATAATATGAGAGCCGCGAGGAAAAAATGACTTTATTTGATCACGTACTAGGCTACGTTAAAAGCGTAGGACATGCAGTAGAAGGTGAAGAGCATAAGCTATTACAAGAGTTTGTTACCTATTTGGCTAGCAATTCTGTAGTTGCTGGGTTCTTTCAATACTCAGGAACTGACAAAGAAAAAGAAGTAGTAGCTAATTTTGCTTCTACTTTAATGCCATCTGAACAATTTGTAGCTCCTGCTATTCCTGAGCCTGTTGTCGAAGTTGCTCCAGAACCTGCTTCAGAACCTGCTCCAGTAGAAGAACCTGCTCCAGTAGAAGAACCTGCTCCAGAAGTTAATCCAGACGCTCCACAGGAGTAAGCGATGTCTACATCATCCACTACGCTATTTAATTTAGATATGGGCGACCTCATTGAGGAAGCCTTTGAGCGTTGTGGTACGCAACTACGATCTGGCTATGACTTTAGAACTGCCCGTCGTAGTGTCAATATGCTTACTATTGAGTGGGCAAATCGCGGGATTAACCTATGGACTATTGAGCAAGGGCAAATTCCTATCAATATCAATGCTGGGCAAATTAGTTACCCAATTCCTGTAGATACCATTGATTTATACGACCAAGTTATTCGTCAAGGCACTGGGCAAAATCAAGTTGATATTAATCTTACTCGCATATCTGGGGATACATACCTCACAATACCTACTAAAAACGCTTATGGTCGTCCTATTCAAGTCTGGATTGATAGGCAGTCAGGTAACGTAGATGCTCTTCCTGTAACGGCTTTAACACAAGCTGCATCGGCAACTGATACTACTTTGTATGTAACATCTACTGCTAATATGCGTAGCCAAGGCTATATCAACATAGACGGCGAAACAATTCTTTACCAAAACCTTGGACAAGCTAATTCTAGTAACGCAAATCAGTTACTAAATTGCTATCGTGGGGTTAACAATACTACGGCAACTGCCCATAATTTAGGGGCTAGTGCCTATAATAATTTCTTGCCAAACGTTAATATTTGGCCTACTGGCAATCCTGGAACCCAATATACGTTGATTTACTGGCGCATGCGTCGCATGCAAGACGCTGGTACAGGTGTAACTACTGAAGATATTCCATTCCGTTTTATTCCATGTATGGCTGCGGGTCTTGCTTATTACTTGTCTATGAAGTTGATGGATATCAATCCTCAGCGCATTCCAATGTTAAAAGCGGATTATGAACAACAGTTCCAGTTTGCATCAGAAGAAGATAGAGAGAAAGCGCCTTTGCGATTTGTGCCTCGCAACATGAATTATTATAGATAATGTATGAAAAAACCTGTAGATAAAACTCGTAAAGAAAAACTAGTTAAAGGCTATGAAGGCCAAAAAACTAGTTTAACTAGAGTAT